TTTAATTAAAAATGGAGTTACTGTATTAACAGATAATCCAAATAAATTTCTAGAAGATGGTTGGGTGCATAAGCATAACAATCCTGAAGCTAAGAAACCAACAGGGAGAAAATATGGCAAAAAGAAAAAAACTCCAAAATAAAGACGGAGAAACTATTGAGGTTTGGGATTACCAAGTAGAGGAAATGATCGAGCAAGGCTGGTCGGATTCATCTGCAAAACCCAAAAAAAAATCAACTAAACCAAAATCTTTTAATACAGAAGAAGGAGAAGAATAATGGCAGTACATACAGGATCGGCTGGTCTAATTAAAATAGGATCAAACACTGTTGCAGAAGTAACAGCTTTCACTATGGAAACGACAGCAGATGTAATTGAATCAACTCAATTATCAGATACTAACAAAACATACGAAGTAAGCAGAAAAGATGGAACTGTAACTATTGAAGCCGCTTGGGACGAAACTGACTCTAATGGTCAGATCGTATTACAAGAAGCAACAGGAGTTACTTTGCTACTTTACCCAGAAGGTGCTGATAGTGGAGATTATTTCTACACAGTACCAGCAATCGTAACAGGAAACTCAGTTGCGGTTACTATGGACGATCTAATTAGATTATCTATTACTTGTCAAATAAATGGTGCTATCACTAGAGGTACAGTATAATTTGACAATAAATCCAATTTAGGATAAAAGGAGCATATGTCTAAATCAATCGACTTTGTAAAAGACCATTTCAATAAATATGAAACTCGCAAAATAATCGTTCCAGAATGGAAAGATGATGATAAGAAACCACTTGAAATTTTTGTTGAGCCAATAACATTAGAATTGAAAAAGAAAATTTTAGCTAAGACTAAAATTGATGAAGTCGAAGCGTTAGCATATGCTCTTATCTGGTTAGCTAAAGATAAAGATGGAAATAATCATTTTACTTTAGAAGATAAGTTTGTATTAATGAAAAAAGCAGACCCAGATGTTGTAGCAAGGGTAGCTGGGGATTGTATGACAATTCCTACATACGAAGAAGCTAAAAAAAAATAGCTGACGACACAGAATTACATTCATATTTCGATTTAGCAGATTATTTAAAGATTCCTGTCTTTGAAGTTGAAAAAATGACTTACGAGGAATTTTTAATGTGGATTGCTTACTTAGACGATAAAGCTAAGAAGGAAAGAATTGAAATTAACAAACAAAAAAATCAAGCAAATATTCGTAGGAGATAAATGACTAAAAAAGTTGCAATAGATATTATAGCAAGAGATAAGACCAAACAGGCTATTGATAAGTCTAAGAAAGGCTTAGATGGATTAAAGAAAACTGTATTTAGTTTAAGGTCTGCTTTTATTGGATTAGGTGCTGGATTAGTTCTTAAATCATTTGTAAATGTTGGAAAAGAAGTTGAGAGTTTACAAGTTAGATTTAAGTTTTTATTTGGTAGTGCTAAAGAAGGTGCTAAAGCATTTGATAACTTAGCAGACTTTGCGGCTAAAGTTCCATTTAGTTTAGGTGATATTGCGGCGGCTTCTGGTAATCTTGCAGTTGTGTCAAAAGACGCAGAAGATTTATCTCGTATATTAGAAATTACAGGTAATGTTGCGGCTACAACAGGATTAGACTTTCAAACTACTGCTAGTCAAATTCAAAGAGCATTTAGTGGCGGTATAGCGGCGGCAGATGTATTTAGAGAAAAAGGTGTTAGAAGTTTATTAGGTTTTCAACAAGGTGCTAAAGTATCTATTGAAGATACTGTAAAAGCATTTGAAGATGTATTTAGTGGTGAAGGAAGATTTGGAAAAGCAACAGATGAATTAGCTAAGACATTTGAAGGTACTGTTTCAATGTTACAGGATTCAGTCTTTAAATTTCAAAAGACTGTTGCTGAAGGATTTTTAGCTGAATTTACTAAACAACTTGGCGATCTTAAAAAGTTTCTTGATGCAAATAAAGTATCTATTAATGAATTCGCAGTTGCAACAGGAGAGACCCTTGCTAACGCATTAATAAAATTAGCTGGTGCAATAAAATTTGTAAGTGAAAATTACAGAGAATTTGAACAGTTAGCTGGTGCATTATTAATTTTAACAGGTGGACTTGCTAAGAAAATAATTGGTTTAGGATTATCTATTGATGCTTTAGTTGGTGCTTACAAAGACGCTAATAAACAAATTAAAACAACAGATACAGAATTACGAATATTTAACAAAACTATTGAAAGAAATAATAAAGTATTTGAAGATAGCGAAAAGCAATTAAACGAACATAAAAAATCATTAGCGGCTGTTAAAGATCAATTTACAGCTTTAACAAGAGCAGAAGTTGCATTTGAAGAAGGTTTAAATCAACAGAAACAAGCCGCAAGAGAAGCAAATAAAGTATTAGGAACTTATGGCAAAACAGCAAAAACTATAAGAGAAGAATTAGGCAATAAATTAATTACAGGATTAGGTGGTGCTGAAGAAGCTCTTGGTAAATTTACAACAGGAGTTGCAGAAGCTATTGTAATGGGAAAAAGTTTTGGCTCAGTATTGAAAGTATTAGCACAAGAAATATTAGTGTTCTTTATATCTCAATTATTGCAAACAGTCATAATGGCTTTATTCTTAAGAGATGCTTTAGTTGCTATTGAAAACAAAATTGAAGATTGGAAAAATGGTCTTAACAACGCAAGTAGTTCACAAAGAAATTTCACTAATGAGATATTAAAAACTAATGCGGCTTTAACACTACAAAACTCATTAATGGGTGGTCGTAAAAAACCAAGTTTATTAGGTGGATTGTTAGGATTTGCAACAGGCGGTATTGGTGGAGCTATTGGTGGATTGTTAGGATTTGCTGATGGTGGTCGTCCACCTTTAAATAGACCATCTATTGTTGGTGAAAAAGGTGCAGAGTTATTTGTACCAGATTCAGCAGGAACAATAGTACCCAATGAAGCTCTTGGTGGTACTACAAATATTAATTTTAATATTACAACAGTCGATGCTCAAGGCTTTGGAACATTATTAGATAGCAAGAGGGGACAGATTATAAATATGGTTAATACTGCATTAAATTCTAAAGGAAGGTCGGCTCTAGTATGAGTGGTGCATTTCCTACAAGTCCGATTGCGGCAAGTGTTGTTATTTCAAACAATCAAACAACTTTGGTATCTACATCTATTAGTGGTCGCAGACAATCAAGGCAATTACAAAATCAACGCTGGGGATTAAGAGTAGTATTCCCACCAATGACTAGATCAAGTTTTGCTCCGATTATTGCTTTCATAACAAAACAAAGAGGGCGTAAAGAATCATTTACATATACACCACCGATTATTGATGATTCACTTGGAACAGAAACAGGATCAGTATTAGTAAACGGAGTACACGCTGTTGCAGATACAACTATTGCTATGGACGGATTTGCAGGTGATGGAGCAGGAAGATTCAAAGCTGGTGATTATATTAAGTTTGCTTCACACGATAAAGTTTATATGGTTGTGGAAGATGTAACTTCATCAAGTAATGCGGCAACAGTAACCATAGAGCCACCATTGACAACTGCATTGACTAATGATTCAGCAGTAACTTATGATAGTGTTCCATTTACAGTAGCATTAAAAAACGATATTCAAGCAATACAACTAGGCTCAGACACTTTTTATAGATTTGAAATGGATTTAATTGAGGTATTATGACCAGAGGTTTACATTCTGATTTACAAACTGAATTAGCCACCGATCATTTAGACCAGATACATTTAATTCAATTAACAATAGGTGGAACAACTTATTATCGGACAACAGGATATTTTGATCTTGCTTATGATAGTAATACATATACTGCAAGTGGAGATATATTAGGAGTTCCAAGTGTTCAAGAGTCAGCTACAATTAACACAAGCCAAGTTAATTTAACTATCACAAGTGTTAGTCAAGCGTTTCTAAGTTTATTTTTAAATAACGATCATATACATCAGCCAGTTACAATTTTTCGTGCATATTTAACTGACGCTGGTGCATTGGTTAATAATCCCTATACATACTTTGTTGGATATATTTCTGGTTACACAGTAAATGAATCAACAACTTCAAGTCGTTTAACAATCAATATTGCTAATCATTGGTCAAACTTTATGATGAAAAAAGGTCGTAAGACTAATGATAATTCACAACAACAATTATTTAGTGGTGATAGATTTTTTTCATTTAGCAGTGCTGTTATAACTGATCTTGAATGGGGTAAAACAACTGACAAACAATAATTTAGTTTACGCAACTAATTCTGATATAGCTGAATTAATTAATTTCTTAATTGGTATGCACGATGAAGCTCAAACGCTTTATCCACCATATGATAAGTTTTTAATGAGTAAATTTATCAAACCAATAGTTGCTAATAAACTTTGTATATTGTTAAAAGAAGATCAAAAGATAATTGGAGCTATGGGTGGTGTAGTTTCAAGATGGTGGTTTTCACATAATGAATATTTAGGTGATGCTTTTTTCTACATAGACAAAGAGCATCGTAATTATCAAAATGCTAGTGCATTAGTTAAAGCATTTAATGATATTGCTAATAAAAAATTAATACCTTGTTTGATAGGAACAGCAGACGGAAACGATTTAGATAGAAAATCTGCATTGTATGAAAAATTAGGATTTAGAAAAATTGGAGATATTTTTGCAAATGGAGTTTAAATGGGATTTATAAAAGATGTAATTGATAATGTAATTGATACAGTAGTTGATGTTGTAGATGAGGTAGTTGATACAGTAGTTGATGTTGTAGAAGAAGTTGTATCTTGGGTAATTCCAGAAATGCCAGAGCTTCCAGAGTTTAATGCAACACCTATTGATTCACAAGATTTAGGAACACAAGGAATATTACTCAACAAAAGAAAAAGTGATAGTTCTTTACCATTGCTATATGGAACAAGACGAGTTGGTGGTAATATTGTATGGTTAGCAACTACTGCTGATAATCAATATCTTTATGTAGTTTTAGCTTTATGTGAAGGTCAGGTTGCAAGATTTACAGAGTTATATTTAGACGAACAGTTATATGCGACATACACAGGATCAGATTCAACTTATGGTACGGCTACAACCATAAGCAGTAAATCAAACTTAACTACTCCAACGCCAACGACTGCACCGACTAATTCATCAAATTTAAGTATTGAAACAGATCACCCAATGTATAAAGCAGTTGAGGTTATAGATGAAGTAGATACGGATATTTTTCCAACTGAATTTATATGGTTTAATGGTACTGATGAAGGATATGATTATGGAGATCATTTTGCTGGTGAGTTTGGTGTTAACAGATTAGGTTGGATTAATACTTTTAAGGGTAAAGGTGTATGCCACGCTCTATTTCGTTTTAAATATAATGCTGATGCCTTTACAGGATTACCAAAAATTAATTTTGTAATAAGAGGAAAATTAGTAAATACAAATTTAAGTGGTACAAGTTATGCTTATTCTGCAAACCCTGCTTATGTTTTATATGATTATTTAACTTCAACACGATATGGTAAAGGTTTATCTGCAAGTGATATAAACACAAGTTCATTTACAACTGCGGCTGGAGTTTGTAATACATCAGTTACACCATACTCAGGAGCAAGTTCTCAAAATTTATTTGAAACTCATACTGTATTAGGAAGCAACACAAAAATCATAGATAATGTAAGAACTCTTGTATCACCTATGAGAGCTTTTTTTACATATACAAGTGGTTTATATAAAGTTGTTGTTGAAGGTACAGGATCAAGTGCATTATCAATTACAGAAGATATGATTGTGTCTGGAATACAAGTTGTAGGAGAAGGCAAACAAAATAGATATAATAGAGTTACAGCAAGTTTTGCTGACAAAGATACTAATTATCAAAGTAATCAAGCGATATATCCACCAAGAGATGAAACTAATGTTGGTGCAAGTTTTAAATATGCAACTATGTTAGCGGCAGACAATAACGAAGAACTGCATTTTAATATGACTTTACCTGCTACTACTGATTATTATACAGCGGAAGATTTAGCAGAATTAGTTTTGAAAAGATCAAGAGCAGGACTAAGAATATCATTTAGTGCAACTTCAGAAGCACAAAATTTAATTGTAGGGGATATATTTCAAATTACTCATACTGGAATGGGATTTAGTGCTAAAAACTTTATTGTAACAGGCATAACTTTATCAACTGCTGGAAGTGTAAATATTAATGGTGTTGAATATACTGCTGATGCTTATTCTTATAATACAAAAATAGTTCAACCCTCACCACCAACTACATTTCTACCTAATCCAAAGATAGTTACCGCTCCTGTTTTAACATCAATAACTGATACTGCGGTTAATGTTACAGAGGGAAACTTAAATGTAATTATGACTGTTTCTTTTAGAGGAACATCAGATTATTTTGTAGATAAATTTGAAACTGTTTATAAAAAGAGTACAGATTCAGTTTATAAATCAGCAGGGATATCAAGTAATCAAGTAAGAGAAATACCTGTTGAGAGCAGTACGACTTATAATGTTAAAGTAAGATCAATTAACACATTAGGTTATAAATCAGCTTTTGTAGCAGGAGATCATTATGTAGTAGGCTTTGAAGATCCACCTGCTAATATTACAGGATTGTCTATTGATTACCAAGATGAGATAGCTGTTTTAAAATGGGACACTGCTACTGATTTAGATTTAGCATATTATCATATTCGATATTCACCTAATGCAGATGATTCTTATCCTAACAGTGTTGTCTTAGTTGATAAAGTAAGTCCACCTGCTAACACGGTTGTAGTACCTGCTAAAGCAGGGGTTTATTTTATAAAGGCATTTGACTTATTAGGACACGAATCATTAACAGCAGGAAGCGTCATAGGAACTGTAACAAAATTTGCAGGAC